TCGAGCCGAGGGTGTTGGCTTATCTTTGCGGGGACTTTGATTTCTTAGGTTTGGTCAGAGGCGGGATAGACTTATACGAGGCACATGGCCGAGCGACTGGACTTTATAATGAGGATGAACCGATGAAGGATTTAGCCCCCGAACTTAGGCATCTCTGTAAAGCTCGTGTGTTGGGTTTGGGCTACGGATGCGGACCGAAGAAATTCGGCCAAGTGGCACAGGCTTTAACCGGTGGGAAATTAAATATGACCGATGTTGAGTCCCGAAAACAGGTCAAAGATTTCCGCAATCAGAATCCCAAGATTGTCGAACTATGGAAGAAGTGCGAGGACCATATCCGAGAGGAGGCAAAGCATACTCCCGAGTGTGCAACCATGATCTGCAAGTCGGGCAAACCGATCCGATACTTTGATGTACAGGATGATGGCAAGGAACTGACTGGGCAGAAGGTACGAGGGCAAGGGCGGATGAAGTTGTATGGTGGATTACTTTTAGAGAACCTCGTTCAAGCAACAGCAAGAGAGTTGATGGCAGATTCCCTCCTAAAGATTGAGGCCGCTGGACTCCCCGTTGTCCTTCATGTCCACGATTCCGTAACTGTTGAAGTTGCCGAATCGGAGGGACAGGCGGCTTTAGATTTAATGATCCAACTATTAACCGAAGAACCTCTTTACATGCCAGGGCTACCCTTGGCGGCAGAGGGGGAAATTAAAAACCACTACTAAATATGGAAGAAATAAAAAAACTAATCAGCGACACTATTAATCCTTGGCTCAAGATTTTGCCGAAAGAAACCCATGAGGAGTTTGCCAAAAAGTTTGAGGTATTAATTAACGATATGTTTAAGGCGAGCCTTAGGCAATTAGCTGAAACATTATCCGATCAAAGCGAGGTAAGGGATTAAATAGGCTTAGGGATGGGATGCCACAAAGCAATATCGTTTAAGCAGTGCGATGAGCCGAGTCGCTGGGTCAGAGTTAAAACCCATCCGTACTACTCGCAAGGGAGCGGCGTTAGCCATAAAAAGCAATGCCTCCTTTGCGGGGCTTGTGGGGTACTGACTGCGGATTACCCTCCGACTGGGGTTGAGGTTATCGATGAGGATAAGTCCAAAGAATATGAGAACCAAAAAATCATCGAACGGCAGAATCAAATCCGAGAAGAGATTGAAGTTAGGAAAGCCCGCAAGGAGGAAGAGCATTTAGAGTGGAAGCAATCATATAAAATATATCTACACTCCGAGGTATGGAAGGATAAGAGAGGTTTAATTCTGCAAAGGGATAATAACATCTGCCAGTGCTGTCTAAAAAGGCAAGCAACTGAAGTCCATCACATGACCTACGATTCTTATAATCTATCACCAGGCAGTGAACCGGCATGGGAATTAATTTCCGTCTGCCGGTCATGCCACGAAAGGCAACACGCATGAAACTCCTCCGCTCAATCGGCTTAATCGCCTTATTCATAACCGCTGTGCTGACGATGTTCTACCTCATCATAGCATTCACTGTAACCATTATCGACTCACTATTCTACACTATATGAACCACAAAATTATCGGACTAACAGGTCCAAAGGCGGTAGGTAAATCCACTTACGCCAAATCAATCGAGGGAGCGGTGATCCTATCCTTCGCCACTCCTATTAAGGAAATGCTCAAGGTAATATTGCCGGGTGAGAAATATCTGCATTTTAAGGAAGAACCAATACCTGGTTTCCCCGATGGGATTAATGCCCGAAAAATGCTCCAGGAACTCGGCACAAGTTGGGGGCGAGATGGGCCGGCGGGGAAGAATATTCCATATCCGAATATATGGGTGGACTTAGCCTATAAAGCGGCTCTTCCTTACATCGGTAAGAAAACCATCGTCTTCGATGATATCCGATTTCCCAATGAAGCATGGGCAATAATGAGATGGGGTAATACCCATAAAGTACTTACGGAAATCGTTCACATCTCTCGTAAGGGATATGAACCTGATCCGAATGATCACCATGTCTCAGAGGCGGGACTTCCAAAGGGGATAATAAATAAATGGGTTTCGGTGGAGGATGGGAAGAACTAAGGACATCGCAAAGCAGATGGCAAACGATGCCAAGCTCAGAAATATGCTCCTGAAACTACCCGAGGATCATGCCGGATTCAGCCAGTCCGAAATTGCCCGCAAGACAGGTATTCCACAGCAGACAATTTCCAAAATTGAAACCGAGGCAATCGGTAAGCTGACGGAATATATCCAGCAATTTATTAGGGAAGAGGGTTCCGACTAATGGCAATCTTATCCGCAGATATGGCGGGGTTCTTTGACCGGCTCCCGCAAGGAGACTTTGGCCATCATACTTTTATTGCCCGCCTAACCCTCCGTGCCGCCATGCACCAATCAGACTTTGAAAAGGCACATGATTATTGCCTCGAGGTCGCAAAGGAATTTACCCGCCGACCACTCCAGCCAAACGAGATCCGAAACGCTCTGACCGGTGCATATCAAATCCTGTCAGGCGAGAAGATTATCAGTCCAACCAAGAAAGTATCAATTGATACCACAATCTCAACAAGCTCAAAGGGTAGACCCGAGGATCTCGAAATGCTACAACTCCGCTCCTCCGCCATTCCTTTGAATGCCGAGGAGGCTGTTTCCAGGCTGTTCCGATCCGACCAATGGATAAACATCCAGGCAGATAAATATAATACGATGATCAAGTCAGCGGGCGATTGGGGAATATCTCAAGGGGTAGGGCAGATGGAATTTATCAGTTATAATCCATTTAAAGATATCGGCCCTCGGCAAAAGGAGAATGCCGGTGAGCGAATGTACCTGGTCCACGAAATTGATGATCCAACATGGACAAAGGCCGAACAGATTGGACCGGCACTTGCCCTTGAATCTATCTGCCCCCTCAAGATGATAGTCGATAGTGGCGGGCAGAGCCTTCACTGCTGGTACGATTGGATACCTGGTAAGGCTGATCAGTTTAAACATATGTCGATGAAGCTCGGAGCCGATCCATCGATTTACAATTCACCCCTCGGATTAGTCCGACTCCCTTGGGGAACCCGCAAGCCAAAGACTGAGAAGGGCGAGAAATATACTGCCCAGCAACCAATCTTATTTTGGCGGGAATGAAGATTTTATGAAAAATATACTAAGTTTAGGAGCGGGTGTTCAGTCATCCGCTATGGCATTAATGGCGGCAAAGGGAGAGATTACACCCATGCCTACTGCGGCGATATTTTCTGATGTGGGAGCAGAGCCAAAAAGCGTTTACGAATATCTTGATTGGCTAGAGGGCGAGCTTCCTTTCCCTGTGTATCGAGTGATGGAGAAAGATGGGTTATTAGTTGATGTGGAAAAGGGAATAAAGGGGAGCAGATGTTCAAACCCTCCATTTTTTACAGAGACCGGTTTACTCATGCGGACTTGTACAACAGACTTTAAGATTCGACCAATTAATAGAAAAACTAAGGAGATTGCTGGGTGGAAAGGCAGAAAGCCTAAAAAACCAATCGTTACTACTTGGATCGGCATTTCTAAGGATGAGATCCAGCGAATGAAAGAATCACGAGAATCATGGATTCAACACAGATGGCCTTTAGTCGAGATGGATATGCACAGGCATGACTGTTTAAGGTGGATGAAAGATAACGGATATCCGAAACCCCCACGCTCTGCCTGTTGGTTCTGCCCATACCACAGCAATAAAGAGTGGAGAAGGTTAAAAGAGGAAGAGCCTGAAGAATATGCAAAAGCAGTAGATTTAGATAAGCGAATCAGAAACGGGGTATATAATACCAAACAGAAGCTATATCTTCACCGATCCCACCAGCCACTCGATGAAGTTGATTTGCGGACTGACACAGAAAAAGGTCAGAAGGAATTTGGATTCGCCGATGAATGCGACTCGATGTGTGGACTGTAAACCGTTGGCCGACAGGATGGCAGATGAATATTAAACTGTATAAACTTCATGTCTGTATTCAGGACATTCGAGGCAGATTCAATACGAGCAGATACCGGTGGAGCGTTTCTGTGGACTGGCGGGAATGATTAATACTCTCCTCAAAGCAACCATCGTCCGAAGGTTTATTCAGCTAGGCATTAAGCCCGTTAAAGCAATGCATATGGCTCACCGAATGAACGAGGGAGATGCTATTGTGCTTGTCAGAAATCACATAAATTTAAAGCCCCAAATAATTTTAACACTAATCAAAAATCACATAAAAGATAATGAGACCTGAAAATGACCCATATTATAAAGCACAGCTTAAAGCAATAGAACTGGAATATATGCTAGACAGCCCAACTGTCACCAATATGCCTAACCGATCAATCGAGGTGACCAATGACGATCCCAAACCACTACCCGATATCATGTCATTCGGACAATGCATGGAGTTCGCCACAAACCCGAAGAACGAGCTAGAAGAGATTATCGAGGGCTGTCTGCACGAGGGATGTAAGATGATCATCTCAGGCTCCTCAAAAGCCGGTAAAACATGGTCACTCATTAACTTGGCCATCGCCGCATCCAATGGGATGCCGTGGCTGGGGATGCCGGTTAAGCAGAGTAAGGTTCTATACCTCGACTTCGAGCTGAAGAAGTACTTCGGTACGGATCGAATAAAGCGAGTAGCCAAGGCCATGTTTAAGGGAGAGATGCCACTAAACCCTCGGTTAGACTATTGGCCACTACGAGGTTACCGGACTGAATTGTTGGATCTCCTAACCAAGATCCGAGTGGAAAAGAGGAACTACGACCTAATTATCCTCGATCCATACTATAAGCTGGCAACCGGTATAGACGAGAACGATGCCAAAGCAGTAGGCGAAATAGTCAATCTGATTGAAGATTTCTCCGAGGAAACAGGTGCCGCCATAGTATTTGCCCACCACTTCTCCAAGGGTAACAAGTCAGAAACCGATCATATCGACAGAGCGAGTGGTTCAGGTGTCTTTGCCCGTGATCCTGATGCCATCCTAACCCTCACCGCCCACGAGGAAGAGGAACACTTAGTCCTCGAAACCACCTCCCGAAACTGCCCATTCTCACCTCCAAAAGTCCTCGAATTCTCTGCCGATACCTTCCCCCTTTTCCGACATAAGCCCGACCTCGAGGCCAAGTTCAGAAAGCCAGGTCAAACCTCCACAATCCAAAAAAAGATTAATGAGGCCTTATCCGAGAAGTTCCTCGAGCTGTTAAAAGATAAGCCGATTAGCGGAAGAGAGCGAGCAATTACCCTCCTAAAAGAGCAAACAAATAATCGAATAGATAAACACATTTTTGCCAAGATTCTGTCCGAAATTAGGGACAAAGTTGACATCGAAACAGGCGGTCCAGGCAATCAAACTATCTACTCTTTGCGATTAAATTTAGAAGGCGAATAAGTTAACTATTTAATTG